CTGGCGCACTTAACCCCCCTCCCCCTACTTAAATATCCATAAGCTTTGTTCCACGTGGAACACAGAAACACCCCCCTTCCTTTTTTATTTCAATACCCCCCGGGGGGTATATTTTTCAAATATAATTTTCTTGTCCTTCACGTGGACACGGGGGTGCTTGGACTTTCATTAATACTTGTTCTATTGGTGCCAGGTACCCCCACCTTTGATATACTGACCTTAGTTCGGCACGTGAATTAGGGATATGACGGTATAGATTGAGCGTGCATACAGGCACCAAAGTTCAGCCCGTTCTTTCGGTGTTTTTCCAGTCTGTAGACTTTTGACGTCATATTTCGCTTTTGTGCTATATTTCGTAAAACTGGAGCGCAACTACCTGCATCACGCCCTGCAATGACAATTAATATTGAGCCTACCAAGGACATTCCTCCTCCGTACGACACGGCGGATGTAGAGACGTCGTCTTTTGTCGAAGAACTTGCAGTCGTAGCTAACACCCAAGACCTCCTAGACCAGCTAGGACCGCCACCTGAGATCAGTCCAGAAGATGCGGTAAAAACGGCAAGTCTCCTAGATAAAGCCGTGAAAACTCAGGACAAATCAGCGCTAGCCAGTCCACCCGTTGCATTTGCTGCACGGGAGTTTTTGCGTGTGTACAGCGGACGGATCGCTGCCGAGATGAGCGACGTACGGGCGGCGCTTACTAATAAGCTACTAGAACTAGCCAACTGTGGGGACCCCCGGTTTGAACTGAAAGCCTTGGAACTCCTAGGCAAGCATTCGGATATAGCCTTATTCACCGAGCGATCCGAAGTAACCGTAACTTACAAAAATTCATCTGATCTGGAGACGGCGATCAAGGAGCGGGTCAAGCGCCTATTGAATGCTAGGGACATTACCCCACCAGAGAACACTGTAAATGCAAACAACCTAGATGACGTCCTGGGTATAGTAGATATGGGTACTCCAGTAGAGGTAAGCGCAGAAGCAACGGTAGACGAGTCTGAAGACAAAAAGTCAGGGGAATTTAAAAAATAAATGAGTAGCCTCCTTGATACCATCTCTCTAAAAGACATCCCCAAAATTGTCCCTTTGCTTTCCGCAGAAGAAAAATTAAAGCTCGCAGAAGACTTAGAACTCTTAGAAATCTTACAAAGCAAAGAGATAGCACAGGTAAGGTTCATGCCCTTCGTGAAGAAGGTCTGGCCTACATTCATAGAAGGCAAGCACCATAAAGATATGGCAGCTGCATTTGAGGAGGTAGCAAATGGCACGTGTAAAAGACTTATTATCAATATGCCACCTCGGCATACAAAATCTGAATTTGCTAGTTATCTCCTTCCTGCTTGGTTTTTGGGTAAATATCCTCAGAAAAAGGTTATACAAACCTCGCATACCGCCGAGCTTGCTGTGGGCTTCGGACGAAAAGTCCGTAATTTGGTCGACTCAGACATATACAAGTCAATATTTCCGGGGGTTGGACTCCAAGCAGATAGCAAAGCCGCAGGTCGTTGGGCGACTAATAAGGGCGGAGATTACTTTGCAATCGGTGTTGGCGGAGCGGTTACTGGTAAAGGCGCGGATATTCTCATTATTGACGACCCGCACTCGGAACAAGAAGCCACAATAGCTGAAACGAACCCAGAAATCTACGATAAGACGTACGAGTGGTACACATCTGGTCCAAGACAGCGTCTGCAACCAGGCGGGGCGATCATTATTGTTATGACACGGTGGTCAAAAAAGGACTTAACGGGTCAAGTTATCAAAGCTGACGCCCAAAGAGAGGGCGAAGGGTGGAGAGTCATTGAGTTTCCAGCTATTTTTGACGATGGAGAGCCACTTTGGCCTGAGTTTTGGACCCAAAAAGAGCTTTTAGCCCTTAAAAACGAGCTTCCAGCAGGAAAATGGCAGGCTCAGTACATGCAAGCGCCGACTTCAGACGTCTCGGCGATTGTAAAACGGGAATGGTGGCAGATTTGGGAAGAAGATAGCCCTCCGCAGTGTGAGTTTGTCATCCAATCATGGGATACGGCGTTCTTAAAGTCGGAAAGGGCAGACTACTCAGCCTGTACGACGTGGGGTGTGTTCTATCGGGACAATGCGGTGGGCATTCCAAGCGCTAATATCATCCTACTTAATGCGTTCAAACGCCGTATGGAGTTTCCCGAACTTAAAATGAAAGCGTATGAAGAGTGGAAAGAGTGGGAACCAGACGCTATGATCGTAGAAGCCAAGGCAGCGGGTTCCCCGTTGATATTTGAGCTTCGAGCGATGGGCATTCCAGTACAAGAGTTCACCCCAAGCAAGGGCAATGACAAGATTGCTCGTCTAAATGCGGTGGCAGATATATTTGCAAGCGGTAAAGTCTGGGTTCCTCAGACTCAGTGGGCAGAAGAACTTATAGAAGAAGTGGCAAGCTTCCCCAGCGGCGAGCATGATGACTTAGTGGACAGTATGTCTCAAGCCCTGTTAAGATTCAGACGTGGAGGCTTTGTGCAATTAGACTCTGACTATGAAGACGAGCCAATGGCATTTAGGTCACGCAGGCAAAAAGGGTACTACAACGTATAAGGCGAATTATGGCTATTGAAAAAGGTTTATATCAAGCACCAGTAGGCATGGATCAATTAGCCATGGAAGAAGAACCTATTGAGATTACGATTGAAGACCCTGAAGCGGTTGAGATTGGTATTGATGGCTTAGCAATTCGATTAGAAAAAGAAGAAAAAGACGAAGAAGACTTTTCCGCAAACCTTGCGGAAGATATGGACGAGCGAGAGCTTCAGTCCTTAGCAAACGATTTAATTGGTGAGTTTGATGAAGACGTTAGCTCACGTAGAGACTGGATGCAAACCTACGTTGATGGTCTAGAACTTTTAGGGATGAAGATTGAAGAGCGCACCGAACCATGGGAAGGCGCTTGCGGTGTGTATCACCCACTTCTCTCCGAAGCACTGGTGAAGTTTCAGTCTGAGACCATGATGGAAACGTTTCCTGCGCAAGGTCCAGTAAAGATTGAGATCATCGGCAAAGAGACGACAGAGAAAAAAGATGCGGCAGAACGTGTCAAAGAAGACATGAACTACCAGTTAACTGATGTAATGAAGGAATATCGTCCTGAGCATGAGCGTATGCTTTGGGGCTTGGGCTTGTCTGGTAATGCGTTTAAAAAAGTCTACTACGATCCAGGTTTAGAGCGTCAAGCGTCTATATTTATTCCAGCCGAAGACATTGTGGTGCCTTATGGCGCTAGCAATATTGAGACTTCTGAGCGTGTTACGCATGTTATGCGTAAGACTAAAAATGAACTAGTTAAGTTACAAGTAGCGGGTTTTTACCGTGATATTGACCTTGGCGACCCCGTTAATGCAATGGACGACGTTGAGAAAAAGATTGCGGAAAAGATGGGCTTTAGAGCCACAACCGATGATCGCTTCAAGTTACTTGAGATGCATGTCAACTTAGATCTTCCTGGTTACGAGCACAAAGATAAAAAAGGTAAGCCTACTGGTATCGCCCTTCCTTACGTAATAACTATTGAGAAAGGTACAAGTAATGTCCTTGCAATCCGACGCAATTGGGAACCAGACGACAAAACCCACGCCAAGCGTAATCACTTCGTTCATTACGGTTATATTCCAGGTTTTGGTTTTTATTGCTTTGGTCTTATCCACCTCATTGGGGCTTTTGCTAAGTCTGGTACTAGCATTCTTCGTCAGCTTGTTGATGCTGGCACTCTTTCTAATCTTCCAGGGGGGTTCAAGACGCGGGGCTTACGGGTTAAAGGTGACGACACGCCGATTTCCCCAGGAGAATTCCGGGACGTAGATGTACCAAGTGGGGCGCTTAAAGATAACTTAATGCCGCTCCCTTATAAAGAGCCAAGCATGGTGTTGCACCAGTTAATGAATCAAATCATTGATGAAGGTCGTCGCTTTGCAGCCGCAGCAGATATGAAAGTATCGGACATGTCTGCTAATTCGCCAGTGGGAACCACACTTGCGATATTAGAAAGAACATTAAAGGTAATGAGTGCGGTACAAGCCCGTATTCACTATGCAATGAAGCAAGAGTTCCGACTCTTAAAGAAAATTATTGCAGACTATACCCCTGAAGAATATACCTACGAGCCAGTTGAAGGAAGTCGTAGAGCCAAGAAATCAGACTATGACCAAGTAAACGTCATACCTGTATCGGACCCCAACGCGGCTACTATGTCGCAAAAAGTAGTGCAGTATCAAGCAGCTCTACAACTCGCTCAGACAGCACCGCAGCTCTATGATCTTCCGTTACTACATCGACAGATGTTAGACGTGTTGGGCATCAAAAATTATGCAAAGCTTGTTCCAACTCAAGATGACAGGAAACCAATTGACCCTGTTACTGAGAACCAGAACATTTTGATGATGAAACCTGTCAAGGCTTTCCTCTATCAAGACCACCAAGCTCATATCACGGTGCATATGGCAGCCATGCAAGATCCTAAGATCCAGCAATTAGTTGGTATGAATCCGATGGCGCAACAGATACAAGCAGCCATGATGGCTCATATTAACGAGCACATTGGCTATGAGTATCGCAAACAGATGGAAATGCGGATGGGCATGGAGCTTCCACCTGATAACAAACAATACGAAGAAGATGGCATTCCAGAAAATCTGGAAGTCAGAATCTCGCAACTCGCTGCCCAAGCAGCGCAACAACTACTTCAGCAAAATACTGCAGAAGCACAAGCGCAACAAAACGCCCAAGCGGCGCAAGACCCACTGGTCCAAATGCAACAGATGGAACTCCAACTCAAGCAAGCAGACCTGCAACTTAAGCAGCAAAAACTCCAAGTGGATGCAGCAGCTAAAGCTGACCAGCTTCGTATAGAAGAGAATCGAATCGAAGCCCAGAAAGAAATTGCTGGTATGCAAGTTGGAGCAAAAGTAGCCAAAGATAAAGCCGAACTCGAAGCTAAGATGGAGTTAGAGGGCTTAAAAATTGGCACAGACATCGCCCATAAAAAGGCGCAATTAAACGTACCGAAAGGAACGCAAAAGAAAGGTGATTAATGGACAGAACGCTTGAGGTACTGCTTGAGCAGTACAGAGATAAGCGCGATCAAATAGTTGATGCTGTTTCCAGTGGCGCAGCTAAGGATTACGCGGAGTACCGCGCACTTTGTGGTGAAATACGGGGCCTTTTCACTGCCGAGTCATATTTATTAGACCTCGCAAAAAATCTGGAGAATGCTGATGACTAACGTCATTGATTTAGATAGAGCAGTAGATTTAAGTGCAGTTTTAAATAAAGAAGTAGAAGAAAGAGCCAAACAACTTCCAGTCCCGCAAGGGTACAGGATACTTTGCGCAATTCCAGAAGCTGAAGAAGCCTTTGATAGCGGCATTATTAAGTCGGATGAAACCCGTAGGCATGATGAACTACTGACTACTGTGCTATTTGTAGTCGATCTAGGCCCGGATTGCTATCAAGATAAAACCAGGTTCCCTAACGGTCCATGGTGTAAAAAAGGCGACTTTATTCTGGTACGCCCCAATGCTGGTACACGCCTAGTTATTCACGACCGCGAGTTCCGCATTATTAACGATGACTCTGTGGAAGCTGTAGTTCAAGATCCACGTGGCATTAAACGCAAATTTGTTTAGGAGATAAACCATGGCTGAATTTGAAAAAGAAGAATTTAAGTTTCCTGACGAAATAGAGGAAACTAAGGGTAAACCCGTAGATACAGAGGACGAAGCTGAAGGCTTTGCTGTAGAAATTGAAGACGATACCCCACCAGAAGACCGCCAAGCTAAACCTTTACCAGACGGTGTAAAGGAAGAACTTGAAAAAGACAACCTTATGGAGTATTCCAATAAGGTCAAAATGCGCCTTGAGCAGATGAAAAAGGCTTGGCACGACGAGCGTCGGGTTAAAGAAGCAGCAGAAAGAGAAAAAGACGAAGCAATTCGCTTTGCTCAAAAGGTTGCTCAAGAGAACCAAAGGCTTAAATCTACGTTGTCTGAAGGCGAAAAGCAGTATGTTTCAACTATTCAAAGTGCGGCTGAAACTGAATTAGAGATGGCAAAACGAGTTTATCGTGATGCTGTTGATTCAGGCGATACAGACCGAATTGTTGAAGCCCAGCAAAAATTGACTGAAGCTAGCTTAAGACAAGACAAAGCTAAAAACTTTAAGCCTTCTTTACAGATTCAAGAAAATGAGGTACAAATACCACAACAGGCTGCTCAGGCCCAAAATAGTCCTACAATTGACCCATTAACTTCCAAGTGGCTTGATAAAAACCCTTGGTACGGGCCAGATGAAGAAATGACTGCTTTGGCTCTAGGTACGCATGCAAAACTTGAAAAACAATTCGGTAAAGGTTATATTGGTACCGAAGAGTACTTTAAACGTATAGATGAAACTATGCGCAAACGTTTTCCTGAGAGTTTCTCAGATGAAGTAGAAGTAGAAACGCAGGCTGGGGGCGACAAGCCCAGTCAGCGCACTGAAGCTAGATCAGCACCAGTAGTTGCACCAGCAACGCGTAGCACGGCGTCAAAAAGAATTGTGCTAAAAGCAAGCCAGGTGGCGTTAGCCAAAAAACTTGGTTTGACCCCTGAGCAATATGCTCGTGAAATGCAAAAACTGGAGGCTTAATATGACTACAAACAAACTTGCTCGCGAACTAGATACTCGTGCAACAAGCGAACGCCCCAAGCAGTGGGCGCCAGCAGAATTGCTCCCTGAGCCTGATAAACA